TCATAATACTCCGGTGTCAACATTTGAATCACCACCGAACAGCGGAGCAGCTTCAGGTATCATTTCAGCAGCCTTTTCTTCGCTGCACCCGAAGTACCATGCAAGGAATTTTTCCCATTTGTATTTTCCTGCCGTTGCAAGCTGCAAGCGGCGTGCATATTCCGCTTCGCGATCTATGGCAATACCGTCGCCCCACTCGAACATTGTTTCATAGTTGCCGGAAGGTGCAAGCTTGTAGTAATCGGCATATTCGTTCATGATCCATACAACCTGTTTCAGAGCCGATTCAAGTGACTTCTGTTTTTCCTGCATGGATGAACGCGATGTATCCTTGCTCGCCCGAACTTCCTCGGCAGTTTTCTCTACCGTCTGTGGGTCGGATATAGTGCCATAGGCAAGATCGCAGTCAAATTCTATTCGCTGCAGTATCCTGTTGAAGCCGTTAAACAGTGCACTGTCACGGATCGCAGGTGAAAATTCCTTGAAGAAATTACCGTCACCGTTTCCCTGAAGAATACGATACAGACGTTTTTTGCCTTTTGGGATCTCTGCTTTTCCGCGTTCGATCTTAAACAGCGAATCCTCAGCCATGATCGCGAGCTCAGATCCCTGATACTCCCACATTATCTTCTCCCAGTGCTGATCTGCCTGCCGGATATGCTCTGCCGCCTTTTGATAGCAGGACATCCCGAGTGGAGAACCGATCTGAATATTATTGACATCAGGCATTCTGAAATACGCGAACAGGGGATGTTCGACATCCTGTATGACCATATTTTCTGTATAGTCGCTCCAAGAGCCGACATCTTCGAGCCTGCATTCTGTTCCGAGTGAGTGGATATCACGGCTCGAAAACGCACGATTCTGAACAGTGTAAACATTTGTATCAGTATCAAGATTATGATATTCAAGCCGAGTGTAGAATGTTTTACCCGAAGTGAATCTTTCGGCAAAAACCGCTGCCGTCATTTCACCGTCAGGGCTGAAAGCGACAGGGAAGAACCTGTCAGCAGTTATGGTTTCAACATTTATTTTCCTGCCTAATAAATACGGTTTGAACACAACGCCGCCAAGAGCGCAGGCAAGTTCGGTTTTTGTTCTGATATTAGTCATAAACCGTGAATACTGTTCCTGAAGATACGCAGCGCGCTCCGTGCCTGTTATCCACGACTTGCCGTTGTTTGTAATGAATTTTGCTGTTTTGGAGGCTATTCCCGATGCAAGTTCAAGACTTACGGTATCTTCGATCAGCCAGTATGATTCGTTAGTATACAATTCGATCCAACTGCGAAGTGCTTCATCCATTTTCGTTGAAACAGGAATGGATATTCCCATAGCCTTTTCAATTTGTGCCTTGGGTATCAAATAAATCATCTCCTATATCTCTTAAAATGGTGTTTCTGAGAACTGTGTTGACAAGATATCTCGTATCGTCCATAGCATGATCGTTTTCCTTTAGCACTGTATCCGTGCGTGCTTTTTCGTCCCAGCGGTAAAGGTGTATTTCTTTAAGGAATCCCTTGCAGCTTCTGTCAACGAGGATCCTTCCCGCCTTGATCAGGGTCGAAGTTCGTCGGATACCGCCGAGAACGTCATTGTTTGCTTTGCGGACGTTAAATCTTCCGTGGCGCTTCACACATTCGATAAAGCTTGCGGCTGATGGATCAATGATGACCTGTTGGATATCACGATCGCCTGCAAGGCGCTCAAGTTCTGCGTAATGTTCTTCATCGGTTCTTGACACGCCTTTTTTTCGTGCCTCATAGTAGTACTCGGCAACTCGTACAGCTTTTTCGTCTGTAACACACCACAATCCTATGGAACAGGGATTCAATGTCCCGTAGTCCATACTGATATACCATTCATACCAGTCAGGTTCATCAAATTTGTCAATGATGTATTTGTCGTCCCATTGTGTGTATACTATACCATCAGCAACCGCCCACTTGCCTTCGATATATCTTTCTCTGAAAACTCCGGTGTAAAGGCTTTCGTATCTTGCTTTGACCTTGGGGTCAAGCGAGTAATTATCATCCATAGTAAAATGAAGATATGCGGCGTTTTTCTTATCGAGCTGATTTATCCATTCAAGAAAGAACCAGTGTTCAGGTGAATCGGGATTGCAATTGAACCAAAAACGAGATCCCATGACTGAACATCTTGCAAGCGCCTGCTCCACGAATGATTTCGGCATAAGCGCAACTTCGTCGAACATTACTCCTGCAAGCGTCATGCCCTGGATCAGCATATATGATGCTTCGTCCTTGCCGCCAAAGAAGTAATAACGGTTTGTGTGCCCGTTTAATGTTACATCAAAGCAGCTTCGACTAAGCTTCAGTTCGATTTTGGCAATACCCTCAAGCCATTGCTGCATAGGAAGTATGACATTTCGCTGGATCGATCCTGCCGTTTTTCCGCACACGGCAAATGTCTGACCATTAAACTGCGTACATGACCACAGCATAAATCCTATGGTCATCGAAAGTGATTTGCCTGAACGTACTGAACCGTCACAAATTATTGCGTCACAGTTCTGCGTTTCGGGCAATTTCCACCACAGCATTGACCTGACCTGTTTCGGGGAGAATCTGTTATAGATCATTTGCACTTTCTCCTATCATCTCAAGCAGATTGGTAATTCGGCTGTTATCTGTTTCAACCTGCTCGCCAGCTTCGGCTGCATTCATGATCTTAGTGATCTCAGTTTCTGCAGCGATCAGCTCGGCGTTGTCTTTCAGAAACTGATGCAATTCAATGTGCCGTTTGCGAAATTCCTCCGCCAGTTTCTTCCGCTGCTTGGGTTCGCTTGTATTCAAATAGTCTTTAATGAATGTTTTTAGGTCAGTAAAATCGGAATTCTTGACAGCATCTTTACTGTCCTCGTACTTGCTCAGCCCCTCGATCAGGGTGCTGATACTTTTTTTCTTGATGCTGTTCATGCTGCCTCCTTTCTCAGGGCATAAAAACAAGGGCATAAACGCCCTTATTTGCCACTATAGGTTTTGTGGGGTAATTTGTTGCTCGAATTTATTTAAACGGTCACACGCGCCGTTAAACGCATTTTAAACGGTAATTTTCAGGGCGTGCTCCGCCATTCGGATTTTGTATCTTAAAATCCGATTTTCGGGTATACACATTTGCGCATCAGCCGGGACGAATCAACCGTACTGATGTTGGCAAACTGTTTTTTAGATCGATGTTACAGGCAGCGTGATCGTGTGCGGCTTGCCCAGCAAGGTGACGCGCACCTTTGCGCGCCGCTGCCGTAGACTGCAACTGACGATACTGTCCATGTACTGCCGCAGGACGCCTGACAGGATCATCATATCGCCCTCGGATGTGATATATATCTTCGATGCCGCGATAGGCTTTCCGCCGTTGCGGAGCAGGTTGATATATGCCTGTTCATGTTCCTGAAGCGGTTCAGGATTTCCAAATCCAAGAAACCGCACAACGCCGGGGACGGATTTTATCCTGTAGTAATCATCATCTGTCAGTTCGCATTCAACGAAAATGTACTGTGTGAACAGCAGTTTCACTTTCGTGTGCCATGAACCGCCGTATCTGATCAGCATTTCTGATGACGGACAGGCTACCCTGTACCCATGGTTAGCAATTGCCTGTGCCGCCGCTTCTTCGCAGCCGGGTCTGACCTGCAATACATACATATCCATATCATCACCCTGCCTTTGTTTTTTCCTTCAGAAATTTCTTGACTTCCTTGAACAGCTCCGGACGTTCCGCAGCCATCGCCTCGAATATGAGTGACTGGAACTGTTCAGCACCGTTTTCCAGAATATCCTTGTTCTTGATGTCTACATTCCGCTTGTAAGCTGCCGCCCTGGTAAGAGCTATTGCGCGCTTTGAAAGTGTATCAAAGTCAACGTCCTTGAGATGCTCCTCGTCCATTTTGCTTACAGCATCCAACATCTGACCGCTGAGGAGACGGATGATACCTTCTGTTATATCAAGATTGGGATATTTTTCTGTCTCCTCCATGATAGCACGGAAATTCTGCTGGCTCATTCTCAGAGCGTCCAACGTACTCATAAGGTTCTTGGCATAACGTCCGACAGCTGCTATTGAGACACTCATACCGTTCTGCTTTATATAATCAACGATCTCACGGTACAGAGCTCCTGTCTTTATCATTTCATCAACAGTCTCTTTTACTGTGGGATCAAGCTGATCTATTTTGGAATGCTTTCTGTTGCCCATATCAGACCTCTATACATTCGTCTGACTTCACGCAGGCTATGATCTTTATGCCGTCCGCCGAAACTTTTGCCTCGATCTCATAGAAATCACAGTCTGCGAGAGTCGTTGACTGCTTACTGCGGATGCTCCGCATATTAATGTAGCCGGACTCGGAAAGGTAATTCACACTATCCCTGAGTTCCTGCTCTGTAAGCGTAGGTTCCAGAGCATATTTAAGCTCCGAGAGCTGTACATATTTTTCCCGGAGCAGGTTTATACCTTTCAGAACAACACCGTTATTCCGGAAGAATTTCTTCTGCCGGATACGTTCCTGCATTTCTTTTGTTTCCAATGTTTTTCACTCCTATCTGCTGCAACAGCTGTCGATCTTACTTTCAAGCCGGGTCATTACCCGGATAAAATCCTCATTCTTGGTTGTATGCTCTTTGATATAGTCGATATTATCAGTAAGCTTCTGCATTGTAGCTTTTATTTCAGCTACCTCCGCTTTTGTTGCGTACTTTTCCGATAAAAGGTACTGCGCCTCACGGCTTTCTCTGACTTCACTTTCGAGCTTGTCAATCTTATCCATAGTACGTTTCAGGAAATAACTGATGATACCGATAGCTATCGTTATTCCGGTCGTAATTATGAAGTAAATAAGGTTTCCTGCCATTGTATCACCGCCAAAAAAAGTAGTATAACGTGGTTTCTGACCTCATTATACTACTTATTTAATGTGTATGGAAATAGTGTTTTTATTTATTTTTACTGTACATTTAATCATCAAAGCTCAGCTGCCCCTCCAGTGGAGCTGAACGCAGTTCCTTGCGCTTCGGAGCAACTATGTCCCTGATAGTCATTTCCGAGATTCCGTATTCACGGGAAAGCTCCTTGTAGTTGCTGCCATCGAATTTTTCATTCAGTTCCTTGTCCCTCAGATCCTTGAGGACTGAATCCGCCTGCTGTATATATAGCTGATTGCCTCCATAGTGGCGAACAAGCTTTTTGTAGGCTTCAAGTCCTATCACTTCTGCAAGCTCTTTCTGATCTTCGCGGAGCTGATCGGCAGTTTCAAGCTTATCAATATCCATTATCCACTGCCTCCTTTGAATGCCTTGCGTTCAGCGCTCCGGACATAGCGTTTAAGCTGCTCGATGAGCCGTGTCCCGTCATCGAAATTGATCCAGCGGAATGGATCCGATTTAGAAGCAGTAATACCAAGTATTTTTTCGATGGCTCCGAGCAGTCTTTCTATCACAGGAACCTCCTTCGGTTCAAGCTCATCAAGTCGATATACAAGAGACCACGCTTTTTTCTGCTGAGATACTGTCATCATTCCCGGAACGTCTTTCTTCCGTTGGCTTTTATGCTTAAGAGGAACATCTCTGTTTCTGATCCTCATTCGCTCCTGAAGCTCACGTTGAACGGCATTTGCTTCTACAGCGGTAAGTTCGCTGACGTGTGATTTTCCTGTTATTCCAAACACAAGCTGATGAAAAGCGTCCTCCCTATTATTATTTCGTTCCACCATTCCGAGGCTTGAAGCAAGAGCGTAAAGTCTGCCTGTCATAGTTGCCATAGTATCACTTCCTTAATCTGTAATTTTTATCTCTGCTTTTGGGTATAATATACTTGTTACCACGGGTCATTTTTATGATACGTCCGCCAAGAGCTTCGTCTATATCTATAAGGTCATCAAGACTTAGCTCGGAAGATATCACTGTCATTTTATTGTTCCGGTCACGATAGTCTATAAGCTCAAATGCGAGCTTTATATCTGCATCACTTACAGTTTCCTGCTTAAAAAGGTCGTCAATGTACAGCACATCGGTTTTCTTGAAATCATCTATCAGCCGAACATACTCCTTATCATTTACAAGAGCTTTCAGTATAACAGAATCCTCACGCCATACAAAATACCTTGCACTCTTTCCACGCTTTATCATAGCGCCTATAATCGCAGTACAAAGGTGTGTTTTTCCGCTGCCGCTCTGACCTCCGATGTAGAAGCTGCCATTGTCCTGACCGGAAAACTTTACGGCGCCGTCTTTCATAGTCTCCTGCCACTTTTCCGTACACTCGAAGTTTTTGAATGTGCAGCGTCGGAGCAGCTCCTCTAGACCGCTGTCCTTTATCCTCTTTAGTGTATCACGGGTTTTGAGGCACCTGCACTCAGCAAGCACCTCATTCTCGTCAACTATTTTTTCAATATAGCCTTTGTTTTTGCATATCGGGCAGTCATAACCTTTGAGCGAACCGCTTTTTTTATTATAGCTGTCAGCTTTCATTTGTAAAAATTCAGCATATGACAGCGCCGTATTGATCGGCGGTATGTTCGGTATCAGTTCGTTCAGTCTCTGCATTTTGATTTTCCTCCCAGTCACGCCGGTTCAGCCATGTTTGTGCCATCGGTATGAACTTCGTGTTGATGTGCTTCCAGTCCTTTGCCTTTGCCTGTCGGCACAGTTCCGCCATAATATCCTGCAGGATCTCAGGCGTGACTTTCAGCTTCTCAAATGTTTTCTGTGCCTTAGGCTTGCCTTCCTTTCTCGGATACGCCTTCCAGAACCGGTCGAAAAGCGGATCATTCGTCGCTGCCGTCGTTCTCATTTTTGTCCTCCTTCACATCCACCTTAACTCCGGCTTCTTCCAATGTTTTTACGACTGCAAGCCGTGTCAGGATAGCCAGAAAATCCAGCGAATCGTGCTCCTCACCTGTGTAATTATTAAAAACTATCTGGATTGCCTTGAACAGGGCAAAGAACAGGTCGTTTCCTTCTTCTTTAAGGTTTTCTGTGTCAATTTTCGGGATCGGCGAACGTTCTTCCTCGTCCTTGAACAGATCTACTATAGCAGTAGCGACTGCTACTGCTATATATGCTTCATTTTTACTCATAATTATTCTCCTTATATCAGTTTCACGGCTTCGTCAGCGTGTTTCCACTTGAACTCATCCAGAGTAACAGCCTTACATTTCTTGCACCTGTCATTGTTGTCGGTATCATTTACACATATAGAACAAAATGATACATTTTTTAAATCTTCAACCGCCGTTTTCAGCAGGCTTTTAAGTTTGGAATTCTGCTCTTCAAGCTCCGAAACTTTGTGTTCTAATGCCGCTGTGTATAAATAATCACCCATTGTTTTCCTCCTCGATACGCTGTAGTTGGCGGTGAAGTTTTGCATTGATGATTTTGTCGACCGCGTATTCGCCTATAAAGTATCGCATCTGTTCAGCCATAATCAAAACGTCAGCGATCTCTTCCTTGAAATTTTCAAACGCGCCATCCTTACCGCGCTTGCATTTTTGAACTGCAAGTACTGCTTCGGCGCATTCTTCAACGAACTGTTCTCGCTGCAGCACATAGCCGTAATGTTCAGCAACTTTTTTCAGAATCTGCTCCGCTTCGTCATTCATCACCTTCACCTCAGCGGTTCTTCTGTTCCATTTTTCGCCGTATTCTCCTATATTCCCAGTATCAGGGCGCGCATCGCCTGCGCCAATAGTGAACGGCATATCAATATCGTCAAGAATACAGCTTTCCTCTTGGTTAATGTCGTAATCCTCGTGCATATAATATTGCCTTGTACACTGCCTACCGTGCATATTTTTATATGTCTCTTTGTAGAATACCATTTTTCTACCACAGAATGGACACGGTTTCAGTTTTTCGCCCAAATCTTCACTCATCATCTACACTCCCGGCAGTAACTTCCGTTTTCATGCCTCTGGCAACATTGACGGCAGCGTTGACCTTGGTTATCATGTCAGCGATTATACTGTCACTGATAATGCCGTCATGATTGACTTTCAGGATTGCGCATATGTTTTCCCATGCGGCAGCTTCGTTGACCAGATACGCGGTATCTGATGCTTCTTCTTCAGATAGCCCTGCATAGACCGCAAGGTTGTTTTTGTCTTTTTCAAAATCAATGCCCTTGACCTTCTTCAGCAGAACTTTCTTTGCCTTGTCATCGCAGCTCAGACCGTCGATGATTTCCGAAACGCTGCCCTCGCAGTATTCCCTGTGCCAGATTGCGGCGAGGATTCGCTTTGCCGGGGCTTTCAGCGTGTACTTGACTTCCTGTTTGACCATAGACGGATAAACTTTGCCAAATATAGCGGAAAGCAGCTCGCCTGCAACGACCGAAACGGTATCCGAAATTGTTACCGACGCTGTGTTGCCGTATGAACCTGCATAGCGTACTGACTTGACCTTGGTGTCCGTCAGTGCAGCTTCAGCTTTGACCTGAATCTGTGCCTGAAGCTTGTCGTACTCAGATTCAAGTGCTTTTTCTTCCTGCTTTATGGCTGCCATACGGTCGATGATCTCTGCTATATTCATTATACCGCCTCCTTCATCTTGACTGCGCAGGCAGTGCAAACACACACATCCTTGTACTTGCGCACATTCTCAAATGCGCCACAAAAACGGCAGCGGTCGATATGTGGTCTTATCATCAGTGCACCATTGCCGTCTGCCTCAAGGTCAACGGACATTCCCGGCTCCCAGCCCAGCATTACGCGAAGGTCTTTCGGGATAGTGATCCCTGATTTGCTCGTGAGTTTTTTTGATGTCATAATGATCCTCCTATTCAATTATCAAATTGCTTGGTCTGCCATCATCAGTGCCGGGAGACCGTCCCCGGCAGACAGCGGAACACGTCCGCTGTTTCGGCTATTTCCTATACGTTTCGTCAAAAATTTTGTCATGTAGTTTGCTTAGCTTAACATAATTCTCGTTTGATTTCTGAAATTCGTTCAGGATCTCCTGTGTTTCACTATCCCAGATAACACGGCTTTCTTTCGGTATCGCATTTAGTTTTTCCTGCAGCTTTCTTTCATGCCTGAGAACTGCATCTATCTTGCCCTCAATCGTTCTCAGCCGCGCATTGGCTATAGCCGATTCCCATGTGACACCGATACCGATGCTATGCCTTTTCATTTCCATGATAACTTCGATCAATTCAGCCTTGCTGCACCCCTGAAGCTGTTTAGTAATGTTGTCCATGACTGTCCTCCTGTGCGGGCTGCCTGATGTTTTCGTGAATGAAATGCTTGCAGTTTTCAGAAGCGATTTGTCTGATTTTCTGCGGATAGCTTTCGTTCGGCTTGATCCTGCAAACACGGCGGTGTATGCACGCATCACATTTGATTTTCATAATCTTCCTCCGTAATGACGATCTGATAGCTGTGTATCTTTGCACCCTCGTCAAATCCCTTCCTGTAGATCTGCGGCTGTTTTACAGCCTTGAAATATTCACACGCTGAGTTCCAGCCGATATATCCGACCAGACCCACAAGTGCAGGAAGAAGTATCTCCCCACCCATGTGAAGTTCACGCTCGCAGAGTGATCTGACCGCCATGTTGATGAGCTGCATCGCTGCTGCACCTGCGATTGCTGCAACAACTATTGTTTTTATGTATGTTTTCATTTCATCGTCTCCTTGGGTATTTTCCGTACTGTCCCTGTATGCCGGTGCTGTATGACCGTCTCTGTGCTCGTAGCCTTTACGATCAGCCAGTTCGCAGGGTCGAACCTGTAGCTTCTCAGCATTATCTTCTGTGCCTTCGTAGGCGCTTTTCCGTGTTTCATACTTACTCACACCGCCATATCCATAAATCTTGCCATCGCAATCAGACCGCTGTACGAGTAGTCCTCATTATCGTAGGCGTTGGAAAACAGATTTATTGCACCTCTGAGCGCCTGCGGAGTTTGTGCTATGCTATACAGCAAGTCGATTTCTTTTTCCCTGTGCTCGGCTTCCAGTATTGGAAAAAGTTTCTTGATATCGTCACGCAGTATCTCCGATTTGGTGTATATTTTCCGTTGCTTAGTACGGTTAGCAATTTGTGCAAATTCTGCCTTTTTGCTGCCGATTCTTGCGACAGTATCAATGTTTCCGATGAAACATATACCAAGTGTCTGACCTTTGTCACTAAAGTAGTCCGATATGCTCCTCAGGACTTCGATGCATTTTACAGTCAGGTGCTGCGCTTCGTCAATGATCAAGACCATTCCGTCTGACAATTTTCTGGTAATTGCGAACCATAATTCGTCACGGGACTTCTCAGGAGCTGCTCCTATTCTGTCAGCTATGACCTTAAGCAGGCTTTTTATATTCGTCAAACACGGATTAACCGTTATTAAAATGCTGCTTGAGGGGTTGTCCGAAACGAACTTCTGCGCGGCTTTGGTCTTACCAATGCCGGCGTCCCCGGCAACAACTGCAAGTCCGCCCTTGATTTGACAAACACTTATTATATCGTACACTTGTGATGAAATGTTTGTCGGAGCATAGCTGATTTCTGAGTATGTCAGCTTTGCTTTCTCCTTGATACCGAAATAGTTTGCCATTGCATCGAAAATGCTCTGCGGATCGGCAGGATACTTACCGTTTTTAATTTGGGAAAGGGCTGCTCCTGAGATACCCATGAGCTTACCGACTTCGTTCTGGCTAAGCTTTTTTTCTCGCTTCAATCCCTCAACTTTTTCGAGTAAAGCCTGTTGTTCAGGTGTGTACATACAATCATTCCTTTCTTTTTGCTGCGTTGCGCTGTATTCTCTTCAAGGAAATATCAACTGAAGTATTTTCAGCTCCGACAGCCTGTTTTAACTTTGTAGGTTCCTCGTTGACGATTACCGGAATAATGTTTTTCGGCATTCGTATATTGAACTTTCCGGCATTCTGATTAGCCAGATACCTAAGTCCATCTTTTTGTGTAAGAGCTGCATTGCCTTTGAGCTCTTTGGCACGTTCCTTGACCTGTTTTGTAACTTCGGCTTGACCGCGCCCAAGCTCTGCAAGCTTCTCTTTGTTTTCGTTGAAATACTCGGTTATCAGCCAGTCCGCACATTCCCAACTGAAAAGATATCTGTCGTCCGTATCATAGATTCGGACACTTGATGGATCGTTGCGGTCGTATCTGACACAAACCTTTTCGCCAATATGCTGCCATGTAACCTTTTTATCATAATACCAGATTTTTTCACCATGGTACATGATAAATACGCCGTCTCTCTTGATTTTCTGGAAACCTGCGTTGCGGAGCATGAGCAGGTCGAGAACTTCTTCACTTGCTTTTCGGATTGAAGTTTCACTGATTGATGCGTTCCAGACCTCTATCAGCGTCATGCCTTTGTATTTCGGCTCGCTGCTCCCGTAGGGCTGTACGTTGTATACATTATCGGCGAAATCCGCGAAAGCTTCACGAAGTTCTTTTTCCGTTTCGATATGCCCTTTCTTTATGTTCTGTTTGATGATTTCCGGGCGTTCCATAATATTTCCGCCGCAATAGCCGTTATGTCCAATGCAGAACTGTTCTTTGATGATCCTGTGAATTCGTTCTACAACCTTAGCCTGTGCATTGGTTGGCAAAAATCAGCTTTATGCCAAGCTTTTCAACTATTGTAAGTGGTATGTTTTCTTTTTTGTCCTTCGCTATCTTTCTTCGTCTCTGTTCTCCGGCAATGTCGAGTGCTGTAAATTCTCGACCATTGTCGAAGTACAGCACTTTAGGGATTCCGAATCGCAGCATTGCAAACCTCAGTGCATCAAGTGTCGAATTTGAATCAGGGCTTTCTGTAATATTCCAGCCAACAAGAACGTTTGACTTCGCGTCAAGAACTGTCGTTATGTACAAACGTCTTGTATTGGCAGAATCTTCGTTTTCCCTGATAATAACATCGAACGTATAGTTGTCCATGATCCATACGTCATTTGCATACATGGAATCCTTTTTACGATTTGCGTGCGGCTGATAGTGGTCGTGGAATGCCTTGTTGCCTTTAAGAGAATACTCCAGCACTGCTGCCGGAATTGTTCCGATTTTCCGTCTGAAACAGGCTTCTGATGGGATTTCTACCGTTAATTCAGGATACTTCTCAGCTATGTATGCTTTGACCATACGGTAGCACTTGCTGATCCTCGGCTGGCTCTGGTTAAGATACAGGTTTAGGAAGTTTTGCCATATAACGCCGTCATCAGCAAGCTTACTCCTGCCTCTGTTCCATCCGCCTCGCTGATCAATAAGATCTTCATAGCACTCATTCTTATACGCCGAATATTTTCTGTACAGAATATCCGGGCTTACATTAATGTCAGCGTTGAGGTACTGTTTATGAGCACAGAATATCTTATCAAACTCCGTCTTGTTGCTCCGTCCTGACCGTTCTGCCTGCCATTCGTTGAGCAGATCTATCCAAAATCGGATAGTTTCGCGTTCTTCTGCCGAAAAGCTTTCAAAGGTTCTTTTTTCACCCTTTGAACGATATTTTAAACTCGGACTTTCAGCAGATCCGCATTCAGTCACTTCGGGCAAAAGACCGGCTTCTGTTCGCTTCTGCTTGTACCATTTGGCTTGCAGCGGCTCAGGGAATGCTGAAACAGGTATCATGTAGCAAGGTTGTTTGTTTTGCGGGTGAATCCTTACTTCGGCTTGAACCGCCCCGTCCTTGCACAATTTTTTCACATATTGCACAGAACAGTTTTTTAGTTCAGCAGCTTCTTTCACAGTCAAGTAGTCCAAAAATCAGCACCTCCTCGAAAAAACTTGACAAATTATGTCTATTCTGTTATACTGTTATCAGAGCTTGAACAAACGTTTCTTGAGATTGTCTCAAGGAATGCTTCCGTTTCGGTCAGTAGAGAAAGAATGGTTGCCACATTCCTTCTGACCTGTTCAGGCTCTATTTTTATGCCCTCCAGCGCCGTGAGCTCGCAAAGCAGTTCTGCTTGCTGTGTCGATAGCAGCAGCATTTTCGCCCTGTATTGCATGATCGTCATACTTATCACCTCGTTTCTGTTTTCAAGTTTCCCGGTCTGCCATCATCAGTGCCGGGAGACCGTCCCCGGCAGACAGCGGAGCTTGTCCGCTGTTTCGGCTATTAATTATTCGTGTTTAAAGGGAGATATAATGATCAAAGAAGATTTTTCAAATTTACATATGACAGGAAAGGAAATCTTTGCACTCAGAAGAATGAGCTTCCATTTTCATGTAAAATGCAACAAAACCGTAAAGAACTTAATAACACACGGATTTGCAGACTATACAAAATATCGAATGGAAAATAGGGCAAGATATCCTGATAGTGACCGTGCTAAAATAACTGAAAAAGGAATAGCATTTCTAAAACATCGTGAGGCTGAGTTTGTAAAGAACTACCTTTTTGACATTGTAAATTTTGCAATAGCATTGGCAGCTTTAATTATTTCAGTAACGAAACAATAATTGCCGCGATAGCTATAATCGAAGTCGCAAATTTTAGAACAGCTGCTTCATAGGCGAATTGTTCGTCTCGTTTCTTTTTTGCTTCTTCTTTCGATAAATATTCCATAACTACACCTCCCTTTAATAGTCTGCCATCATCAGTGCCGGGAGACCGTCCCCGGCAGACAGCGGAACTTGTCCGCTGTTTCGGCTCATACTTCAACGCAGGTCTCAATGTACTCGCTGCGCTCGATCGCTACCTCTGCTATGGCTGCGGCTGCCGTCCTCGCTCTGACAACGACCTGCCTGATCTCGCCGTAGTTGTTGCTTATTCGCACTATATATGATTTCATATGTACCTCCTATTCTTCGATAAATACATCACACGCTCCGAGCAGGTCGATGATGTCGCGCGTGTATCCTACGATACCCTCATATTCCAGCCATGTGTCCAGTATTTCGGTGGTATCATAGCCTTTTTTTATTTCTTCAAACGACGTAAAACCGCCGTTATATGTCTCATTAAACGCTTCAAGGATCTTGTCTTCCACGGGATCACCTCCTTTCTTTTCCATTCATCTTGATTTTGATACCTCTCTCTGATATAATAATTTCTGAGAGGAGGTGATACTAATGACTAATCATGCTGAATTACGCGCTCTGAAAATCGCTACCGAGCTCGTAAAGGAAAAACTCAGCAGTTCCACCATTTCAGTAAGTGCAGATGGCGGAAAGGCGACCGCTGATTACTTTAAAGAAGTTTTCAACGGTGTTCTTGAGGTTTTGGAGTCGCATGACTGCGACTAACCTCGTGTAACCTCAAGCAAGGTCTTTGCGACTAACGGCAGAGCCGCAGTTTCAGCGTCGTTAGTCGTATTACCTTCCGCTACTCTAACTACGAAATTTACAAGTGCCTCTATAACGTTGTTTTCCTGTTCTGTGTTCATATTCTCATCTCCTCCAGTACTCTTTTTTATTAGGTGGTGAAATAATTGCAATTTCGGCGAAACATTTCTGCGCATCATCAATTGATGTAAAATAACGTCCGTTGCTTACACCAAACCCGTCTCTGTCGATGTTCCATACGACATACGGATCTGGGGCATTCGGATTTTCTGCTATACAGCAGTCGTTCCAGACACCAAACACGGTATAGTTCTGAACGGTTGCGCCAACATGAATGTTTTCAAGAACACGGTCAAGGTCATCAGGCTCAAAGCCTGACTTCTCGTAGTCGCGGAGTTTACAAAGTGCTCCGTACAGATTGCCTTCTATACTTCCCATGTTAACTCCTCGGCAGCTCCATGTGCCGTCAGGGTTGATCTTTGTCAGCATCAGCTTGCCCTCCTTTCTCCGTTTAAAAATGCATTTGGAGCAAGGTCAAGTGACACTGCAAGCACGATCAGTGTGGCTGCTTTCGGTATGTACGAATCCGTCTCTATCAGAGATATGTAACCTTGTGACAGCCGTGACTTTGCCGCAAGTTCAGGCTGCGTCAATCCCAGCTCCTCACGGCGACTGCGAATTTTGTTTCCGAGTGTCATAATATCAGTCCTCCTCAAAACAACGATAACTGCACATCATCTTCAACAAGAATGAAATGTGTCTTCTTGTAGTTGCAAAGCGTAACGTATGAAATATATAGTCCTGTCTGCTCCTGAATGTATTTTGAAACTTCTTTAGATGTATACCTGCCGGAGCAAAGCATATTATCGACCTGTTTTCTGATTTCCGCAGGGAGCAGGTCAATTTTATATCTGACTTTCGGTTTGCAGATGATAGCCACTCTCTTTTCAGAAGTATGCTGAGCTGTTATCAGCGGCATCAGAGCTTTTACAGTCTCGCTTACGGCAGTTGTTACAGCCTTTGTGATAACCTCTTCGATGTTCACACTGCCGTAGCCGCCTGTACGCCTTATCTCCGGAAGAACTTCATCAAATACCCAGCGTTCAAATCTTTTTGCCGCAGGAAGCTTGGAGCGAACAATGAGCCGATAAAGATTTCCCTCGTTGATAAACTTCATTTCCTGCGTTCTGCCGAGGCTGTCGATGACTGGGCGTTTTACCCACCCATCTTCATCACAATGCTGTTTTACCGCTTTGAATGGGTCTGCGTAGCCTAAAATCTTGGCGCACTGCGTGGCGGGGAAATACTCTTTTCCGTCAATCATCATTACTCCGAGTTCGCCGAACTCGCTGTTCTGAAATACTTTAAGTTCATTCAT